GATGCCGTCCCAGTCGATCTCTGGCTTGTGGCCCAGCAAGGCCGACTGCAGGCGCAGGGCGTCACGGTCGTGGTGCGGCCGTGCCGTGGGGGTGTAGAGGCGGCCGATCTGCAGGCCGGTGCGGGTGGTGTAGGGGGTTGGCATGGATGATCTCCGTTGGTTGGTTGCGGTGACGTTGTAGAGGCGCATCAACTGTCCGGTGGCGCGGTGCTGGCCGAAGACCGCCCACTTGGGGCTGGGTGTCGCGGGCTTTTGGCGCTGGGTGCCTTTGCCGTGGCACTTGAAGCAGGTGCCGCCGAGGACGTTGCTGAACACGGTCAGGCGGCCGGAGCCGGCGCAGCGGGTGCAGGTGTAGGTGCTCATGCTGCGTCCACCCATGCGCGGTAGGCGCCCTGGCTGAAGGTGTCGGTGATCACGCGCATGCTGTGCTGCTTAGCCCACTCGCGGACTTCGCTTTCGGCCAGACGCACCAGCGTGGGGGTGAGGCCGGGGCAGCCGTCGGCGACGTCGATCTTGTGGATCGCTCGGCAGGTGTTGGCGTTGATGATGCGGGCTTCGATGTTCATGGTCTGTTCTCGTCGTGTTCGTTCAGGCAGCCACCCATCCGCTGAGGCGGGTCGCTGTGCGCGCTGCCTTGACCAGCTCGTCGCTGCTGGTGCAGTCCTTGACCGCGTCGCGTAGGGCTTTGTCCTGGGCTGCGCTGCCGTTGTGGCTGGTGGCAAACATCACGCTGCTCAGGCTCAGGCGGAGCTGGTGCTGGTTGGCGAGTCTGACCCGGCCGTCGCGAACCACCAGGGTCATGGTGTTGCCGCTGCCGTCGCGCCAGGTGGCCTTGGCGATTTTGGTGGTGGTTGCTGTGGTCATGCTGCTCTCCGGTTTGTGTTGCGATGCCTCAATTATGCCTCAACTATTTACAACGTGAACACAAATATAACTATCACGCAGCCGCAGCCGATAGCTGAATCCTATTGAGCAGTTCTTTTAGCTCCTTCGGCTTTGCCCGTTTGATATCGCCCAGGGTGACACCAAACGCCTGCCAGCTGGTCTGCCCCGTCGCCTGCCGGTGCGCCTCGATGCCATCCATGATCTGGCCGACCAGTGCGGCCTTGGCCTCGCGCGCCTGGATGATCTTGATGGCGCGCGGGCGGCTCATTTTCATGGTGGCCATCAGGGCCTCGACCGTCTGCGCGTTGCCCTGCATGGCGCGCTTCTGGCGGCGCAGGGCCTCCAGATGCTCGGCACCCAGCTCGACCAGCTCGCCGTCGGCCTGCTCGACCTTGCGCTCCTTGACCGGGTACTCGAACCCGCACGACGGGCAGCACGGCGCTGGTCGGTGGATGGTGAAGCAGCGTGTGCACGTGGTGATCTTGACGTCGGGCTCGTTGTCGTTGGCGGCCTGGCGCTTCTTCGGCTTCACGCCGTCCAGCGACCACTCGCGTTCCTCGTCAGGCAGGCCGTGTGTGGCCACCGCGCCTACGTGGTCCAGGATGATGGCCTCGGTCTTGCCCGGGAAGGTGCGCAGCGCGCGGCCAACCTGCTGGATGTAGAGCGACAGCGACTGTGTGGGCCGCAGCAGGATGGCGACCTCGATCGCTGGGAGGTCAAAGCCCTCGCTCACAATGTCGCAGGACGACAACACCAGCGTTTCGCCGGCCTCGAACCGCTTGATGATGCGGTCACGCTCCAGCGCGTCCAGCGTGCCGTCCAGGAACTCGGCTGGGATACCGGCCTGCTGGAACTCGGCGGCCACGTGCTGGGCGTGGGCCACCGACACGCAGAAAGCCACTGCGCGCTTGCCAGGCGTCAGCCGCTGGTAGTGCGCCACCGTGTCGCCCGTGATGCTCGGCTTGTCCATCGCGCTGGCCAGCTGCTCCCTCGCGTAGTCGCCGGCCCGGGTTCGCACACCCGTCAGGTCCAGGGCGTTCGGCGGCGCGAAGATGCGGTAGGGCGACAGGAACCCGGCGTCGATCAGCTCGCGCATGGTGGGGCCCATCACCATGTCGTCGGCAAAGCCACCCGCCCCCAGGCCCAGGCCTTTGCCGTCCAGCCTGCATGGCGTGGCCGTCACTGGCAGCAGCTTGGCGGCCGGGTAGGCGCTCACCACGCGGCCCCAGGTGCTGTCCATCGTCAGGTGGTGGGCCTCGTCAATCACGATCAGGTCGGGCGGCGGGTAGTCCTCCAGGCGCTTCACCAGGGTTTGCACGCTGGCCACGAACACACGCGCCTGCGGGTCCACGAACGTGCGACCGTAGGCCTTGAACTGCTCCACCTGCACCTGGCGCACGATCGGCCCGGGTGCGATGACGCTGTGCCGGGTGCCGAGGCGCGCCAGCGTCATGGCGATCTGCTTCACCAGCTCGGCCCGGTGCGCGATCAGGTAGACGCACTTGCCCTTAGCCGCCGCGCTGGACGTGACGTAGCTGAAGATCGTTGTCTTGCCGCCCCCGGTGGGCAGCACCAGCAGCGGCGCGCGCTTGCCGGCCGCGTAGGACTGGCGCACGCCACCGACTGCGGAGGATTGGTAGGGGCGAAGGCTGATCATTCCAGCTCCACCAACCAAAGCAGGTCGTCCAGCGTGCGGATTGGCCGCGTGGCACCCTTAGGCCCCGCTTCCAGCCCCTTGCTGCCCATGCCATTCTCGAATGCGTACCAGGTCAGCCAGTCGGCTCCGTCCAGTTGGTCCTGTACGGATTCGGTCAGCGCACCCTGCAGGCTCCATACGGCGGTACAGACCGGGGATTCCGGCGAAAGCTGCAGCGCGTCGATGACCGGTTCGATCAGCTCATCTGACTCGGCAATGCGGTCGTGCCACCTCTGCAGCACGGCGAGTTTTTGTGCTCGGTCCATATTACTCCTTGGTTTCCGTCTTTGCTTTCCACCTGCACCCCTCACACCTCGGGTCTTTCTGCCCCAGCCCCATGGGGTCGCGGCTGTACTGGCAGTCGGTGGTCATGCGGAATGGCACCTCGATCATGCGCGGGGTGCGCGTCACGCCGTCCATGTACCAGCCGTCTTGCATGGGCTGGATGGTGCGGAACGGTGGGCGGTTGTGGCATCCGTTCGGGGTCATGCTGCCACCTCGCTGCATTGCTTGCCGTTGTCGTTGGCCGCCTGCATCAGCGCAGCCTGAATGCGTGCACCAATCCACCGCACCACCGGCACGGCCCATGAGTTGCCAAGGGCTTTGTAGCGCGGTCCATCTGGGCATTCGCTTGCTGGCTTCTTGCGCCATGGGATTTTTGAATACCCGCGAGGAAATCCCTGTAAAAGTTCGCACTCTTCGACGGTAAGCCTGCGGACCGCAAACGGCGTTTCTCCCACCCAGCCTTTGCCGCTTCGCTCTTGCTCAGTTGTTCCTTCCCGAGAGTCCCGCGCCTCGCTTGCGCCGCCTTCGCGTCCACGCAGGGCCACGGCTACGGCCACGCTGGCTTGTCCACCAGTTGACCCGCAGCCCATCGCGTGCGTGGCGCCGTCCGTGCTGCTGATCGGGTCTTGGGTTGGGTGGAAAGCCACCGGATGCGCCACCGCGATACCCATCGCCCCGTCCAGCGTATGCGTAGCCTCCTCTTGGATGCCCCAGCCGTTGCTGCTGGTGTTGGCGGTGCGGATGCCGTACGCCGCAATCGGCGCTTCATGGTTGCAGTTCAGCGTCGGCCCACGATCAAAGCCGATCTCGGCGCCGCCTTGGCCGTGGGCCATGGTGATGACACCGTTGTGCCGGCGGGGGCCGTTGTTGGCGTCCAGCGTTGCATGGGTATCAACTAATCGGACGCCGGACTGGCTTGACTGGAAACCGACCGCAGCGCCTGCTCCAGTGCCGCCGGGAGCGCCTTCCCCCGCTTCTCGGCTCGGCGGAGAATCCCGGCGCACGCCGTCGAACTCAAAAAGAACCGCTGCGGGATCGAACCCTGCTCGAGCACTTGCGACAACGAACACACGGCGGCGTCGTTGGGCCAAGCCGAAAAATTGGGCATCGAGGACGCGCCACGCGACTGCTCGCGCGGGGCCAAGAACAGCGCCTGCATCCGTCCATTTACCGGGCGGAACAAGTGGCTCATCACCCCCGGCCAGCGCGGCGATGAAGCATCCAAAGGCGTTGTCTTTGGTGCTGAGGACTCCGGGCACGTTTTCCCAGAAGATGATGGCTGGCTGCTCACCTCGGGCAGCGCGAACAGTGTCAATTGCATCGGCAATCTCGCAGAAGGTCAGGGACAAATTGCCGCGTGCATCGTCCAGCGAACGACGCAGGCCGGCTGCCGAAAAGGCTTGGCATGGCGTGCCGCCGCAGAAAACTTCCGGCGCTTCGATTTCTCCAGAAAGGATGCGCGCAGGCAGCGCCGTCATGTCGCCCAGGTTGGGCACATCGGGGTAGTGGTGCGCCAGCACGGCGCACGGGAATGGCTCAATCTCAGCCAGCCATGCCGCCTTCCAGCCCAGCGGGTGCCACGCCACCGAGGCGGCTTCGATGCCGCTGCAAACGGAGCCGAACCTCATACCCGCCGCCCCCCAATCCAGTTGAAGGCGCGGCGCACTAGGTAACCCCTGACAATGCTCAGCACCGTGAAGATGATGGTGATGCCGATGTTCTGCGCCAGCGTGAAGGCGTGGCCGAACAGCGGGTAAACGATGAATGAGGCGGCCACGGAAACAACGAATCCGATGGCGACGCCAGCGATGGTCTCGATCAGCGACATGCGGCTGGATTGGCTCACTGACCGGCCCCGCCTTCCTTCTGCTCCGGCTGCATTCGACGCGCCAGGTCTTCGATCAGCGCACGCCGCACAACGCTGGAACGATCCACGCGCAGGCCTGTGCGCTTGGCCTCGTCTTCGACCAGCTGGTCGATGCCCTGCACCAGCGTGGTGGGCACTCGAATGGTGATGGTGATGTAGTCCATGCAAATCCTTTACTAGTTGGCTGTTGGTGGCGTTACTATAACTTAAAAATTCATACGCCATCACACAAGCAAGTAAATTGTGCTAATATTTAACCCGTGCAAGCCGTTTGCACGCCAACCAAGGAGCCACATGAACGACAACTACTCACAGGGCCTGTTCCTCGACATGCCCAATGCCGACTACCACGGCAACCACCCGCACATCGGGTCCAGCGGCTTCAAGCTGCTTGAGCGCAGCCCGGCGCACTACTGGGCGGCCAACATCGACCCCGACCGTGAGCGCAAGGAGCCCACCGCCCTCATGAAAATCGGCACGGCCTGGCACTCGGCAGTGTTCGAGCCGGATGATTTTGAGCGCATCTACATCCAGGTGCCCGAAGGCCTCGACCGGCGCACGAAGGAGGGCAAAGCGCTGTGGGCCGAACTTGAAGCCAGCGGCAAGGAGCCACTGTCGGCCGACGGCTGGGCGCAGATCAAAGCCATGGCCGCCGCCGCGCATGCGCACCCGGTCACGAAGGTCATCATGGACCAGCCCGGCGGCGTCGGCGAAGCCTCGTTCTTCTGGGTGGATGAGGAAACCGGCGCGCCGTGCCGGGTGCGGCCCGACTACGCGGTCGAGCCCTGCAAGCTGTTCCCCAACGGCTTGATCATCGACGGCAAGTCCAGCGACGACAGCAGCCCCGAAGCCTTCGCGCGCAACTGCTGGAACAGCCAGATGTACTACCAGGCCGCGTTCTACTCGGACGGCATGCAGCGCTGCTGGCGCACACCTGAGCCCCCGGCCTTCATGTGGCTCAGCCAGGAGCGAGATGCGCCCTATGCCACCGCCTACTACGCGGCCAGCGCTGACCTCGTGTCCTATGGCCGCAAGAAGTACCGCCACCTGCTGCGCGTGTTCGCCCGCTGCCTGGATACAGGCCAGTGGCCCGGCTATCCGCAGACCGTGCAGTCGCTGGAGCTGCCCACTTGGGCGGCGAAGATCGTGCAGGACGAGGTGGCCGCATGAAACTGCGCATCCAGAAACTCCACCCGGCGGCCGGGGCGCCGAAGTTCGCCACCGATGGCGCGGCCTGCTTCGACCTGCAGACCATCGAGGCCGGCGAAGTCGGCCCGTGCGGTGGCACCTACCAGTTCCGCACAGGCCTGGCGTTCGAAGTGCCGGCCGGCCACGTCATGTTGATCTTCAGCCGCAGCGGCCACGGCTTCAAGAACAGCCTTAGCCTTGTGAACTGCGTCGGCGTCGTCGACTCGGACTACCGCGGCGAGGTGCAGGTGAAGCTGCGCAACGCCAGCCCGATCCGCTTCGGCTTTGAGCCCGGCGACCGCATCGCCCAGGCGATGATCCTGGCCGTGCCAGCCGTCGAACTCGAGCTGGCCGACGCCCTAACAGAAACCCAGCGCGGTACCGGCGGCTTCGGCTCCACCGGGTCCGCATCTTTTTGATCACCACCAAGGAACCATAATGAGCTTCACCGTAGAAACCGCCGTGCGCCAGGGCGCTCGGCTCCTGATCCAACTATCCGGCGTGTCCGGCTCTGGCAAGACCTACAGCGCGCTGCAGCTGGCCTACGGGCTGGCCGGCGGCGACGCCAGCAAGGTGATCGGCATCGACACCGAAAACCGCCGCATGAGCCTGAATGCCGACATACTGCCGGGCGGCGCGAAATTCCGCATCATCAACTTCTTCGCGCCCTTCAGCCCCTCGCGCTACATCGAGGCCATCGAGGCGGCTTGCAAGGCTGGCGCGGAGGTCATCGTGATCGACTCGGTTTCCCATGAGTGGGAATCCGAAGGCGGCTGCGAGTGGATTGCCAATCAGACGCGCTTCCCCGACTGGAAGCGGGCCAAGGCCGAACACAAGCGGTTCATGACCTACATGCTGCAGGCCCCGGCCCACATCATCGCCTGCACCCGTGCCCGCGAAAAGGTCGACTTCAGCGACCCCAAGAACCCGCGCCCGCTGGGCATCCAGCCGATCGCGGAAAAGAACTTCAGCTATGAGGCCACCGTGTCGCTGATGATGCACGACCAGGGTGCGCGCCAGGACGTGCTGAAGTGCCCCGCCGATCTGCAGAGCATCATGGGCCGTGGGCACGGATACCTGACCGCCGACGATGGCATGGCCCTGCGCCGGTGGGTGGATGGCGCCACCAAGCAGGTGGACCCGGCCGTGGAGCACGCACGCGGCATGCTGCTCAACAGCACAGAGGGCGGGCTGGACGCATTCAAGGCCGCCTGGAACACCCAGACCCCAGCCGTGCGCAAGGCTTTGGGCCAGGCGTTCCGCGACCAGTGCGCGGCCAGCGCCAAGGCGTTCGACGACCAGCGGGCGGCAGCCCAGCAGGCCGGCACCGACGACAATCCAGCCATGGACGCCCTGAACGCTGCCGTGACCCAGCAGGCAGCGGCACCCGCCGAACCCGCGCCAGCCGAAGACGGCGACGTTTTCTAACCACCACCACGGAACCCGGCCCGGCAACGGGCTGGCTCAAAACATGACCAAAGCATCAGACACCCAGGTCGGCGGCGACCACTACAAAACCATGGGCGACTTCCAGCCCTGGGACGTTCTCAAGCACTGGCTGACTCCGGAGGAGTATCGCGGCTACCAGAAGGGCGTGGCCATCGCCTACCTGGCGCGCGAACGCCAGAAGGGGGGCGACCAAGACATTGCCAAGGCCGCCCACCATCTCCAGAAGCTGGTCGAGGTGCTAGGTGAGCGCCCGGCATGCTGCGGCCAGCCCACCACCTGCGAGAATCCCTGTTTCCACAAACGACCCTGAAAGCACACTATGCAAATGATCGGATTGGCCCGCTTGGGCCGTGACGCGGAACTCCGCGCCACCCAGTCGGGTGAAAAGGTCGCCAGCCTGTCGCTGGCCTTCAACCACGGCCAGAAGGGCGCCGACGGCACCCGGCCGACGCAATGGGTGGACGGCTCGCTGTGGGGCAAACGTGCCGAAGCCTTGATCGACTACCTGGTCAAGGGCCAGCAGGTGGTCGTCACCATCGATGATCCGCACATCGAGGAATACCAGGGCCGCAACGGCGCTGGCGTGAAGCTGGCCGGCCGGGTGACGCAGATCGAACTGGCGGGCGGTGGCCAGCAGCGCACGGCGCCAGCCCCCGCCGCAGCTCGCGCACCTGCGGCGGCACCGCGTCCAGCGCCTGCGCCAGCCAGCGGCGGGCTCGATGATGACTCAGATATTCCGTTTTAGAATATTCCGCAGTGATATAATGGGGGCCTGTTTGGCTCCCATTTTTTTAACATGAAGAAATGCAACGGCTGCGGCTCCGAAAAACCGCTGAACGATTACTACAAGCACCCATCCACACCAGATGGATTTGCCTCAAAGTGCAAGGAGTGCGCAAAGGCTATTGTCAGGGCCGCACGTCTGAAAAAAGCAGACCATTACCGCGAATTTGACCGGAACAGGGCAATGCGACCAGACCGCGTGGCGGCGCGTGGCGCATATCAAAAGACGGAGGCAGGGAAGGCTGCGCTAAAGCGAGCGAGGGACAGCTACAAAGCACGATCACCAGAAAGGCGAGCCGCCCAAGTCGCCGTTGGGAATGCGGTGCGTGACGGCAGGCTTATACCGTGGCCCGTGTGCGCAATTCCTGATTGCTGCGCAAAACCAGAGGCCCACCACCCCGATTACAGCCGCCCGCTGGACGTAGTGTGGCTTTGCCAGGCGCACCACAAGCAGGCGCACGCTTTGGCGGGAAAATGACCCTACCCAAAGGGGTGGCGCCCATAAAAAAACCCCGACCGAAGCCGGGGCGAAGGTTGACGGATCAACCAAGGAGACAAGCCTGAATTCTACCGCGTCAGCGCGTCGTAGCTGCGCTCGCAGGCGAGCCCGGCTGCTCGGGCGGCGTCAGCATGTGCAGCAATTCCTTGTGCAGCCTCTCCAAGCCTGCGCTGCACGTCGGCAAGCAGATCGGCGGTGGCGACGGCTGGCGCGCTACTGCTGGCAGAGCCGGGATCGCTGGCGGCTCGACCACAGGTGGCGGTGATGGTGGCGATACGGTCGCGCAACCGCTGGCCAGCATCAGCAGCGGCAGCAGCATCAGCGCGGGCGCGCTCCAGGGCTTGGTGGGCTTCATCGGCG